TCTTGAAGCCGCTAGAATCACTAAAAGGCTCAGACATACTACCACCCTTCTTACTGCCCTTCTTGAACAACTTGAAAGTACCCTTCTTGGCTACATAGCCGAGAGCGCGCAACTTCTTGATGGCCTTCTTACCAGCGGCTTGCTTGCGGCGGGAGACAATACGACCGCGCTTGGTCTTAACCAGATCCTTCTTGTGGAGACCACCGGAAGTATGCTTAGCGGTACCGTGGAAAACCTCGGCCTTGGTGCCGACAGTCTTCTTCGCGCCACCCATCATAGCGGCATTGTTCTTACGCGTACGGTTTGCACGGCAGGAAGCACGACGAGTATTAGCCATTTCTTTCTGATAGAAACGCAGAAAAAAGTTTATAGCACAGCCATCTCTAGAAGTTCCGCTACAACTGTTTCATCCGTTACAGCGTCCAATACTTGAGCAACTATATCGGGGGGCGACTTTTTGAGCATTGTGTACAAGGTCTTTTTTAACGTGCGTTGTCGGTGTCGGATTCGTTGTTTATTGTGACGAGTCTTGGCCTCTCTATGAAGCCGATTTGCAACAGGGTGTAGTCTATGATGAATTTTCTTTAGAAGATTCTTATTGCGCCGCGTAGCGACCATTCCTACATAGGCAGTCTGGGAATCTGCCCTGCCTCCATCTGTCGCATCAAGTCTGCCATATGATTCGGGTCATAGACGCCCGCAAAGTGAACTAGGAAATCACCAGGTTGCCAGAGGCGAGTTCCTCTGTAGCCTCGTAGATACGCATTGAACCGCCACGCTTCCATAGTACATTCAATGTGATCCATTTCTCCAGCCATCAAGTCACAAATTGCCTTATTTTCCCACCAAACGTGGTATAAGCAATCCGTCTTCTCCCACACCTTTTTGAAAAAATCTACTGCCCAAGCCCCAGGACGAACAATCATATTTCCTGAATTTACGTGCTGGCAAGAGTCGTAGGTTAGCAGCAAGTCTTTTCCTGGCGGCAGAAGTGGCAGCACGTGGTCCTCTAGCCGCAACTCAGGATTTGTAATCCAAACATCTGCGTCACTGATCCAAATGTAGTCCCACTTGTCAGTTTCACCAGCCTTCTCAATCCAGAGGGGAACCTTGGACCACGCAAGAGGCCTATCCCTGTTCCACCATTCTTCGTGCGCTTCTAGATATGTATAACCATGTTTCTCACAATAGGCTCTCTTAGACTCTAAAGCCTTCGCTAAGCCTCGGCGATAGTCTGCGCCGATCGCAAGAGTCAAGACTAGAATGCGTGGCTTTTGTTGCTCCATTGCTCTATGTATAGAATGGCAGTTGCTTTACATATTCTCTAGGACATCCCAGGGCTCCATTCCAGTTTGTGTGCAAATACGCTCAATGCGCTCAGGTTTCAGTGCTGCTGCTAGAATTTCATGGCGTTGATCTTCTGAGAGAGTGTGCTCGAGGGAACGTTCACGACGAATCGTTCCTACAATTCCTGCTGAATTAAGAGCCTCTTGTACAGCATTATCAAGCAGTTTTTTCTGAATAGGTACAAAGAGTGAAGTATAGCCAGAGGGAAGAATACCTGGGGCGTACACAGTAAACTTAGAGTGACAGGTGTTACAATCAGGAAGACGAACAACAAAGTTGGCAGGAGTTACAGCATGAGAGAGTACAAAAGGAGGCACACCAACACCGCCCATACCAGATTCATACATGTCATCTGTCCAGCACTTCATACACCACATAGTGCGACCAGAAGTATGAGGTACTGTACGATAGGATGAACGTCCTTTTCCAGGACAGGAGGGCTGAATACATGGTCTTTGCTGTAGAAATCCTTCTAGAACTTCGCTTGTTCCTGTATTGCCCAGAATAATCTGGCGATTGAAGCGACTGCTTTGAAAGCCTTCCATCCCATATTCAATAGCCCAAATTTCATAGGTTACAAGAGTTGGTGAATAGCAAGGATGCTTAGCAATTGTAGTCAGTGTACCTAATCTTCCTTTTTCCATAGGGTTAACTGCAGTAATTGTGATTTGAATATCTGTAAACTCCATTCGAAAGGCACGGAGCCAGATGGGAATTAGTTTTTGAGATGTCATTGTAGTATAGTGTACACTGTTTCGTATTGAAAAAAGGATTGCAATTTTTTTGGATACTTAGTCCTCAGTATCGTGAACATTGTACCCAGGAATGCGTACCGTCTGACGAGTCTGGATACACTCATTGGTACAGGCTTGATTGCAGTGCTTCATCGGCCAAACTGTACCATTCTTGCTGTAGTAGAGATAGTACCAGTGATACGTGCTCTTCGTAAGAGGATACGTATCATCAAAGTCCTCCTCATACCAGTAGTAGTTCTCAGGGCTACCCTTCCAGCATGACTTAGAACAGTGCTGATGAACATAGCCGTGAAAGCCGACGTGGGAGTGCTTTCCACAGCTGTGGCAGTGTGTGGCAGACTTGATGCCGCGCAGAATACGTTTCATACGGATTTCCTGAAGCACGCTCTTGAAGATGTCCTTGTAGAGTCCTGATAGATTGTAAATATAGTTCTCAATCTCAGCAGGAAGACTCTGCATTCTGAAGAAGTCTGAAAGGAATATCGTGTACTTTATCTCGCTTGGAGAAGTAGACTTGAACGCTTGCAATTTTTTTGTAGGACTAAAAGAATTGCTAATATTTGTTTCTTTATAAAGAGATACAAGTCTGCGTAAAAAAATTGATAAAATTCTAGCCATTCAACCCAAGTACTCAACTAGTATGTCAAAGAGATTCAAGTACACCAAGAATGCCGACGGTATCTTCATCTGTCCTCATTGTCCCTACACAAATGCGAATCAGTCTAGTATGCATTATCATCTCAAGGCGCATTTAGATGTAAAAGATTACAATTGTGAGCACTGTGACAAGAAGTATCCTCAGAAACAACTTCTAGAACTGCATATGCTTCGTCGCCACGCTGATAAACCTGATGTAGAGCAGTTGAAGCGGAAAGTCTTCAAGTGCCCCTGTTGTGATTACAAAGATATCCAGAAGAGCAATCGGATTATCCATTTCCTGCGGGTGCATCTGAAGCCACTTGTGGAAAAACTCATCCAGCCTTCTACAGCAGAAGGATGTGTTGCGAACTGTAAAGAGTGCAATCGTGATTGTAAAAGTATGACTCAGTTCTACTATCATGCTGCATCGTGTGTCAAGGTAGAATCTGGACACACGTTGGCAACGGCATGGAAGGAAGTTCAGTAGTATCTAGTATAGATAAGTTACGAATCTTCTGTAAAAATTGATTCTTTTGTATTCCATACAGGTAGGTACACTCAACAAATGCTAAGTCGTATCTTCAATATTCTATTTATGAGACGAGCCGCTGATACAATCGTATTAGGAAGATGGGGGTACCACTGGGAATTACGAAAACTTCATCAGAAATACTATGATTAGAGACTCATTCATAAGTAATCGATTTCGCCTATCTTATAGATAGTCGTAATGGACAGCCAACTCGTATAAATGGTACCCTAGAGCACCAAAGGCAGTCAAGAGCAGCAATTCATACGCAGGTCGCGGTGTATCCTTTTTTCGCATACCAATGTACGCAATTAGAGGACCAATCCACAAGAAATGAATCAAGTTGACCCAGACATAACTGCTCTTGAGACCCAGACGAACCCATGTCTTATATCCGTGATAGATTGTAACAAGTAACCCTATTACCAGACATGCGACAAACGCTCCATCAGGGAGGTTGCCACGGCTTATACCAATCCAGAGCAAAAAGGGTACCACCAACAGAATATGAAAAAGATTGACCAGTACGTGAACGTCCATATAAGGTTCTTTCTATATTCTTACTAGAAAAATGCTGCATGTATTTACAGACGGGGCATGTCCCGCAAATGGTTACAAGTCTGCACGCGCCGCCTTTTCTGTCGTCTTTTGGAATCTTGAAGGCCATGCAGAACCAGTTGGTCTATCGGAACCAGTACCACCGAGCGAGCCCCAGACAAATCAAAGAGCGGAACTACGAGCCGTTAAGAAGGCGTTTGATGAAATTCAAACCCGTGGTTTACGAGGACCTATTACTATTTGGACCGACTCGGAGTATGTACGAAAGTGTGTAACAGAGTGGGGACCGCAGTGGAAGGCACGAGGTTGGCGTCGTGCTGCAAATGCAACAAAGCCAATTGAACATCTAGACATACTGAAGCCGATGATTGAATACTTTGAAGCCTCACAACATTTTATCCGATTTCAGCATGTAGCAGCCCATAGTAAGAAAAAAGAGTTCCCTTACTGTGGAAATCATATGGCAGATGCGCTGGCGGTTGCAGCGGTTCATGGTGCCTCGAGTACAGTATGATTAGGCTTGCTTTTTTAATGTTTGGTTTAATTAGACCGCTGAACATTAAAAATGATTCAGCGGCCGCGGCCCGTGAACTTTATTAAATAAGATTCCAGGCATATTTTACCTTCGGTAATATTTGCCTAATGCCCATTTTAAATGTTCACGGGTCTAAAAATTAAACCAAAGCCTTAGAAACAATCTATGATTGTTTCTTCGTGTTTGTTTCAATTGGAAATTGAAACAAAGCCTCAGAAGCAGAGTTAACTCTGCTTCTTTGTATAGAGTATATAAGGTACTATATATAACGCCACAAGACCAACCGCCGACACAATATGGCCAGACGACGCCTTCAGTGCCATGGCTAAGAAACTGCTGGCGGTCATCATCGCCGCATCACCAAGTAGAATCTTGAAGCCACCAGATTCTCCGTATTGACGCATGACATCAATCATGGCATTGTGGCCAGGAGGTAACTGTTTAATAATACCAAAATAAAAGAGTAGGTCGTGGATGAGTTGAATGACTACCAGAGTACCTGTAAACCAAACGGGAGACCATTCACCATCAACAAACTTTTCTTTGACATAATTCGTGTAGACATAGCGACCAATCACAAAGCCAAGAACAATAATGATTACATCAGCAATCACCGCATTCAAGCCAAACAGATCATACCATCGGTTCAAATTTGTACCAAAGATGTCAGGAAAGTAGCGGGCCATGACAATGACAACCACATCGACCACGAGGACAGCGATAAGAATGTAAAAGAAGTCGGAGATGCGTTTATAATTGCTGATGTCTTTTTTGGCTCCGCGCATATCCTCAAACTGGAGTTCAATATCCTCTTGAGGCTTCTGTTGTACGGCCTTGCCGCCGCCACCTCCTGTAGCACCTTGTGCAGGGAGAGCATGAAGAGGCGGTTGTTCCTGAAGACCTACAGCGGGCAAATCATTGCGGCTCTGCATTTGCGGCATATCACGCTTAGCAAATCCAGAGGGAGGGGGCATAGAATTTACAGAACTATAGTCCATACTATCATAGAGTGTGAACGGGAGTACGTCGGACTGCATTCGGATTTCCTGTTAGTGGGCTATTTTATTCTGCGTAGCACCTTTAGTGATTTGGATTCTGCCCAGGAATCTCGTAAAACACTGTGTATTCAAGGTCATCTTTTCTAGCACAGACATATCCACGTTCACCATCTTGATGAAAATCTAGAAGGCGCTGAATTGTGTGCTCGAACGACTTCAAGTAATCAGGAGAGCGTAGTCTGGAACCAATACAACCCTTAATGTATAGCCATGCCATTTGAAGATCTGAAAAGACTTGTGAAGAGATTTCTATATCATTGCTACATCTATGTACAGAGACTCGTACAGGAGTGTACCACTGATTCGGATGCGCAGGTGCTGACATTTTTACTGGTAATTTTAGAACCCTACCAAAAAAGTTCAATTTTTTGAGATAGTATAAGATGAGACTGAGACATCGTTTTATCTGTTTTGGTCCCTTAGGACCTCAATAGACCAAGACACCTCTTAGTTTGTTTCGACCCTTTAGGGTCTCAATAAACTAAGACACCTCTTAGTTTGTTCCAAAGCACCCTCAACCCATGCTTGGCGCATAGACCAGCTTTCACCACACATATAGACATTTGGTAACTTAGAGGGCAATGGATGACAACTCTCTTCAGAGACTTTTTCAGGGTTGTAGTCACCAGGAAGCCAATAGGTACACCCTGTTTTCCAGGGATGGGATCTGAAAAATTCAGGATTGGGAATCCGTTTTTCAGGGAAAAGTCTCCGTACATCTTTCATTACCACTTTTTCTAACGCCTTATCACCACCTTTTTCCTGCTCTTGAAGGCCTACAGCGGGCAAATCATTACGGCTCTGCATTTGAGGCATATCACGCTTGGCAAATCCAGAGGGAGGCGGCATAGAATTTACTGAACTATAGTCCATACTATCATAGAGTGTGAACGGGAGTACGTTGGATTGTATATTGTTTCCTACTACTATATGAAAAAATTGGAAGTTATCATAGGGAGTAAATTGATATACGATGGAGATATATGAACAAAGTAGTGAATATGTTGTTCTTAGAAATACTACACTATTTCTAAAGCTTATGCTTGAGTATTCTAGTTCTATAACTGATTTAGTTTCTGTTAAAATAACTCCAAAATGTCCATTTACAATAAATCAAAACTATCAAAAGAACTTTTCCCTTGTTTCACTTCATTTTAATACAACAATACAGTATCCAGTTTTTATTGCCTTATCATCAAATCATTGGATTGAAACTGAAATCTTTCGATTTGGTTTACTAGAGTCATGTAGTTCTAATGGTCCATTTGCAGTTATTGATAAATTTTATACATCTACATTAGAAACAATAGTAGAATCTAGAATTTCACCAAAAAGTACTATACAATATCAACTATTCTCTAGACAAGATATAGCTTTACTATCTATTGCAATTATAGTACTGTTTGGAATCTGCACATTTTGTATCACATTAGTAAGAAATTATAGTTTACAGTATTACAGGAATAAATTACGAATAACTATTGTTTAATTCGAGATGTTAGTGATGCAATAGACCAAGACACATCTTGGTCTGATTTGGTCCCTTAGGACCTCAATAGACCAAGACACATCTTGGTCTGTTTTGGTCCCTTAGGACCTCAATAGACCAAGACACATCTTGGTCTGTTTTGGTCCCTTAGGACCTCAATAGACCAAGACACATCTTGGTCTGTTCTAGAGAGCCTTCCACCCACGCTTGCCGCATAGACCAACTCTCACCACATAAGTATACATTAGGCAACTTGGAAGGTAAAGGATGGCAACTTTCCTCAGACACTTTTTCAGGATTATACAACCCTGGAAGCCAATAGGTACACCCTGTTTTCCAGGGATGGGATCTAAAAAATTCAGGATTGGGAATCCGTTTTTCAGGGAAAAGTCTCCGTACATCTTTCATTACCACTTTTTCTAACGCCTTATCACCACTCTTTTCCTGAATTTTCATGTAAGTCTGTGTGTCATCTCCATCGGTATAACTAATCATGATTGTACCCTTCTTTGGATCCATAGGTAAAATATAACGAGGCAACTCTGGACTTACAACACGGCCTAGCCCTGAAAACCAGGAAGCATCCCTGAAAATCGCATAGCATCGCAGCAATGGCTGAGTTTTCAGGAGCCGTAGAGGTTTCCAGCCCTGAAATTCAGGGAGTTCTGCCACAGCATCTCTATGAAGGGCTAATACGACACATTTTTCAGCACGCAACTGAATTGTACCGTGAGGCTCATCCTTTTCAGGATACCCAAACTTAAATGTCAAATCCGTCGCAGACCCTGGACCTTTTTTCAGAGATAAAAGTTGATGTCTGGGTAAACAAAATCCACCGCGTTCCTGAATTTCAGCCTTCATGCGACTCACTAATTCACTGAATCCTTCTGCCAACACACCGTACCCTTTGTGACTACTCATTTCGCCTCCACCCAAAAATCCATCCAACGCCAAATCGGCTCGTAGAGTATTGACTTCAGCGCGATAGGGAAACTGTGCTAATGCAGATGTCGTAGCAGCGGTGCCATACACTTTGACCATCAGTTCTTCAATGGTGTGTTTCGCCAGCAAGTCCTTTGACAAAGACGTCAATGGTCCAAGCATCGTTGGAACAATGACTGTCTCAAATAGGTTCGGCTCTAAGGGGGCATTTGGACCCGCCTTATAATCAATCTTTTCTCCAATCGGTACCCAATGCAGACCATAGTCCTTTAGTAAGCCCATCAAGAGTGTATGGTCTTTGTGGATTCGTCCAGCGCCCATTTCCCAATGTGTGTCTTTGACACCAGGAACCCAATAGGAATACGTTCTGCCTCCAAAGCCTTTATAGCGTTCACACAATGCAATCCGCCAAGTAGGATGTTTTTTGAGTAATTCTCGGGTAGCATACAAGCCACTGATTCCAGCGCCGACTACGATACAATCGTACTTGGCGTATGCTATAGGTTCTATTGAAGCCATTCCTGTTGTATAGGTAGACTTAATTACTCCTCCATAGGAACTCCCTTGCTCCGTAGCCAGTTGAGCACATCAAGAGCCGATGATGCACCAGCCTTCTTATCCAAAAAGATTCCATCTTTCAGCAAACAAAAACTCGGCACAGAGTATAGACCGCAATAGCCAGCCGTAACCTTGTTCTCATCAATATCACAACTGAACCACTTCACATTTGGTGTCATAGTTACCATTGTACGTTTATCCAACCTTTGACACGGTCCACACCACTTGGCAGAAAAACAGACCACGACCCAAGGCTCATAGTGGTCCAGGAATCCATCCTCGGTCGGTCGGCGAGGGCGAAGCATTAATTCAAACGCTGCGTGGCTCGGGAGGGGTGTCATTCCGTTCGCGTCGGTCGCCATTTCCGTTCTGCTTAGAGAACCATGTGTTGTTTAGGCGTTTGAATCCAAAATAGGCACCTGCAGATAATACTGTCACAAGCACAACAAGGAGAGCCATATCCTCAAAGCCACTGCTTGCAGTTCCAACCAGACTACCACCGCTCTGGACGGGTAGTGCTACACCCTGCTTCTCAGCCAATGTCTTCAGACCTTCAGGAGTTGCAATCTTTGATAAATCACTTGTAACTTTTGATGTTATATCTGGTATCGCAGCCAATGCAGTAGGCACTTGTTGGGCAAGACTCGAAGCAACTTGTGTGGCCTGTACAGCAGGCTCTTTTGCGGCTGAAAGAACTGCAGTAGTAGTATTGGCGGCTGTCTTAATTGCACCAGCCCCTGCTCGAGTGGCCAAGGCAACACTTTCCACAGCAGGACTGACACCTGGGAAGAAGATATTAATGAAAGGAACAACAAGAGCAGATACGGTTTCAATAATAGCACCAATCAAACCTGGTTGCCTACATTTCGCAGCAATATCCTTTGGCCCTAGCACACTTGGTCCATTCGAATCCATAATCCAACTAAAGGGAAACATACGATAGGTACCTTCCTCAAAGAGTGTTTTAGGCATGAAGACAGCACGGAACATATTTATACAGCCCCAGAGGAAGCCAAATGGCCAGAGGAAAAAGAGAACGGTTGTGAGTAAACGAGCAGTTCCACCATTGCTGTCTCCAGCGACAAAGAAGTCAAACCCAAAAGGTAAGCAGACGAGGACTAAATACGCTAGGAACCGCCACGGAGATTTACTTGTCTGCGCTCCTGGATTATTATCCACAAACATTCCAGCACCAATTCCAGCATGGCCTACAATAGGTATACTTAAGCCGTGTTTCTGAACTCGCTCAGGCTCTCCAAGAATTTGTAAAATGTCATAGATGTACCAAAGGCCAAAAGTTAGTATATTAACAAGTAGTTTTAGAAATCCTGTGGTAGGAGACCGAAGCCAGAAGTGATCGCCTCCAAAAAGTCCAAAAAAAATTGTTGTGACTATAAGGGTCCAATAAGAATACCACGGACCTCCCCAATAGGAGCCTCGTGTATATGCAAATAGATCTGCTGCTTTTTGGTCTAAACTTTCGGCCATCGAGCCTCTCCTAAACCTGGAAGCGATTATACAGAGAAGAGCAGACCCGCATAGCCGTCAATCACACGGAAGATGTTGTAATTGGTCGCGTAGATATATGCCGTCATATCGCCAAATGTTGTACTGAGGCTGACTGGCGTATTGGCATTCTGAAGATTAACTTGCCAGACTAGTTTATCAATACGACTAGCATTGAGGCTGCCGCTGGGTTGAAGTTCTTCAGGACGCAATGCAATACTATAGACATAAATATAACGGTCGGAAGGAATTGTAGTGTGGCGCTGATAAGGTTGTACAAGTCTGAAGAAGACTGGGTCTCGGGCGTCAAATCTATCCTGACCATCTAGTTGTAGACGTGCGTCCACAAAGAGATCTTGTCTCTTGGGCGGTGGTGTTAATCCATTGATACGATTCATCATAATTTCATAAAATCCGAGGCTGCTGAAATTAAAGTATTCATGGCGGTTTACCATTACATTTCGCTGAAAGACCCAAATGAATTCTTTTATGGGATGGTTAAAATCCATGGGCAAAGTGGCAGTGCGTGAATTCGCAGGGATGGCAAGAGGGGGCGTGTATTGAACCTGCTCAATAAGATACTCAAGAGGCGTGCTGACAAAGCGACGACGCTCAGGAACATCGAGGAAGACATAATCACCCCAGAGTTCAATGCCAAGTTGTGCTGGCTGAATAACTAGATTAGCATTGCAAGAAGCAGGAGCACCAGGTTTTTCTGGATTGTAGAGCGCAGAGCAGTAGAACATGCTCTGGAGGGGAGCAAGTGTGATATTGATGCGCACTGGGTGATACTGCATAGCCAAGAGAGGCAAGTAGGTTCCGGGATTCTTATTAAACCAAAAGCGAAGAGGAATATAGAGTACTTGAGGACCGATGATGGGGTCATCGTAGTTGCGAGGAAATTGAATATTCGGCGGCGCAGGTTGATTTGCCGCAGGGGCTACGTTTGGCTTAATCTTACCACCAACGAGGTCCACTGCAACACCGCTTACATCAATGATAGTATTGCCATTTTCACGACTATAAATGTAGTTGGCCAACTGAGGATTGGCTCCGCTTACATCAGGTGCATTGTTGCTGATGTCGATGAAGGGATATCCAGGACGTTGGCCCACCATCTGCTCAAACCCAGCGCGTTGGCTTGCATCCACCGTTAGTGAGGACCAGATTTCCATCCACTGGCCCGTCTGCTTGTCAATCTCTTGCTCGCCGACCTGAACACTGATTTCTTGGATAAGAGCGTGACCAGGAGAATTCACATAGCCAACGGGCGCACCGTTCTGAAAATACAGGGGTGGTAGCGTCACCTTTAGAAATACAGGGCCGAGCAAATCACCGTTGCGTGGTACTAGACATGAGAGTTTCTGGCCAAAGTTGGGCGAACCGTCAAAATACATGCGCTGTGATTCAACAGCAAAATTTGTGTAGCGCCTATAGACAAACTTGAACCAACTGACTTGCGGATTTCCTGTTAAAAAGACGTCCTGTTTTCCTACGGCAACAAGTTGAAGTAGACCGCCGCCTTGTGTCATGGCTTCCTGTTAGTGGATGCGAGCAGATTTAGGTGCTTGGGAACACACCATCTATATTCGTACCTAAATCCTTCAGTCCCTCTGTTAGAAGAAATGGCCTCCGGGTCGTATGAGATAGACACCTTTTCCTGGTACAAGAGTTTTCCACTGAGCAATGCATCTTCTGGATATTCTACGGGTACTCTTTTTGCAGTAGGAGAATGTGGTTTTATGAGCCCTTTCACATGGTATCAGTATACTAGCACTGTGGGGTTTCCTGATACAAGTACCATGTCGGTAAATTTTACGAATTATGTTTGTACAAGCCTTGCATCTACAACAATATCGTTGCTCAGTACAATTGGATCCAATCTTCGCAGTTATATGTCTACCATTCCTCTCACTCGCTGGATTAGCGCGTCGACAACACAAACAGAACCCTTTACCTATCCTAGTTCCTTTTTCATTGCACAATCCACATGTGGTAGTACGATTACAAGTACCTTTACAAATGTATTTAATAGTACTGGTCTCTTTGGGTATAGTTCAATTAATGCATACGCTAATTGTCCTGTCAGTTGCCCACCATACATATATCCTTCTACAATTCCTGTTCTTGCGAGCACCTTCACAAGTACAACTATTTCAAGTGTGACTTCAAATTTCCTTAGTATTGGTCAATTTGGCTTTCAAACAAGTAGTTTGTTTGCTCCTTCATTTCTATTTGACTTCACGAGCACGTATACTGGAACCTCTGTAACAATTCCATACACAATGCGAACAAGTAATTTATACGTGGGAGATGGACTTACTACACTTATGAACAGTCGTGCTTATAATGTTTGGGTGGAGGCTCAATATAGTGTATATTTACATAATACGGCCGATTCCTTTTATTGGATTAGTACAACGGCTGTTTTTAATGAACTGGATGGAACAAATAAGGGAAGAACAATTGTAAATCGTGGGGGTACAAGCAACTATTTTCAGATTTATGATAAATGGATGTTTAATCCTGCCAAGGCTGGTGAACAGAGTAATATGCCACCAAATATCAGTAGTTTTCATTTGGAACTCTTTTTCAGTACAAATTCCAGCGCAAATGGAACGATGCCAAAGTATGATATTTTCATACCCGGTCAGAATAATTTTACCTTTTCTCTTGTGCCAGTTACAAGTACAATTGTTGATTAATTGAGTTCATTACATTTACTTGTAGATACGTTTCGTTCGCTTAGCGCACAAAAAGTATCTAGGAGATACTAGAATGCCTTTGATCAATCCACCGAAGTTGTCTGAGCTTTACGCGACGACATTCTTCTACCCGTCGTCGATTACGGCGACACCTACGCCATCTTCTCTGACGGTTTTGGTATCAGACGGAAATGGTGGCACATTTTTTAGTACACTTGCGGGTATTGGTGGTGGCGGTGGTGGAACTGGCTATACCGGTCCTACGGGTGAAACAGGGGCCGCAGGTGAGACGGGTGCTACGGGTGAAACAGGGGCCGCAGGTGAGACGGGTGCTACGGGTGAAACAGGGGCCGCAGGTGAGACGGGTGCTACGGGTGAAACAGGGGCCGCAGGTGATACTGGTGCTACGGGTGAGACTGGTCCTACAGGTGCAGCAGGTCCTGCTGGACCTAATGCGGGCCCTCTAGCCCTCGCCTATTACAATTTGGCTAGCCTATTTGGGATGGTTGCAGGTACTCCTACCGTAGTACTTTTTGATACGCTTATCGCAGCAAATTCAGTGGGATCTTTAGCCCTAACCTACAATCCTGGTACGGGTACACTAACAAATAGTACGGCTACAAAGAAGAATATACAGGTCTTTGGTGAAATTGTACTGGAAAGTCCAAACAGTGCAATTATTATTATTAATATTCTTAAAAATGGAAGTACGTTTGCGACCTATCAGACTGAAAGTAACACAGGTCTAACGGAGCAATTTAAAATTAGTCGTTTGCCATATTCGATGAATCTAGTGCTAGAACCTAGCGATACACTTAATATTCAGGTAACGCTAGGAGATACCTTGAATTTAGATACATCATCCTTTCTATCAATTGCTGAATTAGATCATAATATCGGCGACACAGGTGTGACGGGTCCAACAGGTATTCCTGGAGAAACAGGTCCTACTGGTGAAACAGGTCCTCAGGGTATTCCTGGTACAGCTGTTAATACGGGTGCGACTGGTCCTACAGGAGAAACAGGTACCACTGGTGAAACTGGTCCCACAGGAGATACTGGCATGACTGGAGAAACTGGTCCTACAGGAGAAACAGGTCCCACAGGAGAGACTGGCCCCACAGGAAACACTGGATACACTGGTGATACTGGTGCAACTGGTGAAACTGGAGCGACTGGCGAAACTGGTGCCACTGGCGAAACAGGTGCCACTGGTCCTGAGGGTCCTACGGGTTCTAGTGCTCTCGATCCTAATCTAGTTGTATCCTCTATCGTGGCACAGTTTGGCATCAGTACAGTTGCGATTTCTACAAATTCAGTGTATGCGGATAGTATTAGTACCTACAGTCTTACAGTGTATGGACCGACTACACTCACAAGTCAGGGTGAAAACTACTTTACAGGACCATCCACCTTTTTCACTGGCTATGTAAGTGCTCCTGAACTCTTTGTCAGCAGTATTAACGGCCAAGTCTATACTGCAGGTGGTGGTGGCGGTGTATCGGCCTTCTCCTCTCTCACACTCAGTAGTCTAACAGTCGTTGAGGGTATTAGCACGGTAAGCATTAGCACAGGGTCCATCTACGCTGATAGTATCAGCACATACTCACTCACAGTCTTTGGCCCTTCTACACTTATTGTTCAGGGTACAACATTCTTATCAGGTGCAACAGTCTTCCAAGGCTCCACCATTTTTGAACAACCAACAACAAGTTCAGAACCAGCCACCTACGGTGTTTCTGGCACTACAACATCCTTTACAGAAAATGCGTGGTATGCTGTGGGTCTACATAATACTGATTCTACAAGCAGTATTTTGAAATCAATTGATGCGGGTGTGACTTGGTCGGCAGTAGGAATTACAGGAACTTCTCCTACATCATCATATACTGCTCTCGCAAATAGTGGTACACGACTTGTGGCAGCGCGAGCAAGTGATGGCACCGTTGTACCAATTCAAACTAGTACGGATGGTAGCAACTGGTCCGATATCTCTCTAACAAATCCAATTGATACATCTGTAAATTGTACGGATGTTCAGTGGAATGGAACACAATTCTTAGCATGTATGAATGGTGATGGTAGTTTACCCATTGAAAGTACGATTATTACATCAACAGATGGATTGACATGGTCCTCTGCTAAAACGGGTGCTGTTTTTCGGTATAAGACGCTCCCTGCAGCAACGACAGCAATCTGGACTGGAAGCGCATGGTATGTGGGAGGTGAGAGTGAAAATGATGCGACAAGTACTATCTTGAAGAGTACTGATGGAGTAAATTATGAGTCAGTTGGGTTGGGTGCCATTCCTGATAAGAAACTTATAGCATTAGCTTACAATGGAACGTATTACCTTGCGGGATTTACGATGGATGCGTCAACGGAAGATACAACAAGTACAATCTGTAAGAGCACAGATGGTTTGAACTGGACAGCCGCTGGTTTTGGATATTCTTCTATTGTAGGTACAGACACAAGTATAAATGACTTTGCGTGGGATGGTGCCAAATGGTTAGCAGTTGGTGTTGCCGATGACTATACAAGTTCAATTCACAGCAGTACAGATGGTGAGAACTGGATACCTAGTTTACTTTCAGGAGCCCATCCTGACAATGGTGCAGGAGGATCTGAACTGACTACAATCTTCTATCAAACCTCAACATGGTATGCGGCTGGTAACGGTGTAAATGATACTACAAGTTCTATTATTCAAAGTTCTGATAGTACCACATGGACTACAGCTACAAATGGTGCTCAGATAACTACAGTAAATAATCTTGTGTCAACTGGCATTTTTACTGGTTCTGTTACAACTCCTGGTATCTTTACATTTATTAGTAGCGGTACGGTTTCTACAATTGACTTGTATGTGACAAATGTCAACGGTCAGCCTTATACACCAGGTAGCAGTGTCGGTGCGAATCCTTACTTTAGTTCAATCAGTACAGGAGCAGTTTATTTAGAGGATATTAATAATGCACAGCAATTCCCTTATCGTCTACGAGCAGGTTCTGGATCTGCTTTTATAGAAAAAACATCCACTGGTGATTTAGGAGATCTGACAATCAGTACGTTGACAGTAAGTAGTATTAATGGCCAAGAGTACAATCCTGGCGGTGGCGGTGGCTCCGTCTCAGATCAATTTAGCACACTTTTTACAAGTTCCTTTGAGACAAGCACAATTACATTCAATACAAATATTCGTTTAATTGATGCATTTGGCGGCTCTGTAGCAATTGGTCGTAACGCAGGTCTTACAGGACAGGGAGCTGGCTCTGTAGCAATTGGCTCCAATGCTGGTCAAACTTCTCAAGGTCCAAATGCGATCGCGCTGGGACCAAATGCGGGTGTAACAAGTCAAGGTCTCCAAGCAATTGCGATTGGTGAAACAGCGGGTATTGTCAGTCAGGGTCAACAAGCAGTTGCAATTGGATTTGGAGCAGGATCTACGAATCAGAAGCAGTCTGCAGTTGCAATTGGATATGATGCTGGAGGTGCTTCTCAAGATGAAAAGGCGATTGCGATTGGCTTTGGTGCTGGTTCACAATCACAAAGCACAACTTCTATCGCGATTGGTACACAGGCTGGTGGAACGAATCAACAATCACATGCTGTTGCCATTGGATTTCAAGCAGGACAGACAAATCAGAGTTCCTTTACAACTGCCATTGGATTTCAAGCAGGTAGTATTGGACAAGGAGAATATGCTGTTGCGATTGGTGTTTCAGCAGGATATACAAATCAGAGTACAGGTGCAATTGCAATTGGTGAGTCAGCAGGAAGTGACTCTCAATATTCATTTGCGGTTGCCATTGGATATCAAGCAGGATTGGTAAATCAAAGCACAAATGCTATAGCCATAGGAAATAACGCACAAGTAAGTGGTGCTGGTGTAAATTCAATTGCAATAGGAGCGTATGCTGATCCAAGTGGACTATATGATTCAACAATTGTTCTGAATGCGAGCGGTAATAATCTAGATACAATAAATCCTGCATCGTTTTATGTCGATCCCATTCGCCCTGCTACAACTGCCAATGTTCTGTATTATGACACGGTAAATAAGGAAATTACTTATGGCGCTAGTGGCGGTGGTGGATCAACCAATTTTTCTACTTTAACTCTCAGCAGTCTAACAGTTGCCGAGGGTATTAGTACAGTGAATATTAGTACAGGAACCGTCTACGCAGATAGCATCAGTACAAATTCAGTGAGTACTGTTGAACTCTATGTCAGCACAATCTACGCAGACAACATCAGTACATACAGCATGACAGTCTATGGTCCTTCTACACTCATTGTTGAGGGCAATACTATTTTTACAAAAGAATCTCAATTTAGCAGCATGTCAGTTTCAGGTCCTATTGCATACTCCACACTTTCAACTTCTAACTTTACAAGTTCTCTGTCGTCAAGCAACTTCTGGGTAGCAGTAGGAAAAACAACGAGTGCGGCTGAAAGTTCTCTCGAGTGGAGTACTGATGGCCTCGTTTGGAATCAAGCAACAACAGGTGGGTTTCCAAATGTAGGTGGTGAGTTTTTAGGAAATGCGGTTGCCTATGCGGATGGAGTCTATGTTGCGGTAGGTCATGGAATTGATGCACTTACTTCAATCTTAAGAAGCACAGATGGTAAAAGTTGGCAACCAATCGCTTCAGGTGGATTTGATTATAATGGTACTGATTTTTTTGGTTTTGGTGTTGCGTATGGAAATGGTCTCTGGTTAGCCTTTGGAAATCACAATACTCGTGAAGGTAGTATTCAATGGAGTACAGACGGTGGTATCAACTGGAATACTTCCATTACAGGTGGATTTAGCAATGATGACACTTCAGCGTGCCGTGCTTGGGGTGGTGTTTACAATTCAAATTCAGGAACGTGGGTTGCAGTTGGTAATGGAAACTCATCGAATAGCACAATTATGCTTAGTGCAGATGGTTCTAATTGGGTTCCTAATCTTAGTGGTGGATTTGATTCTGGTAGCACTAGTTCTGAAGGTCACGATATAGCCTTTAATGGAACACACTATATGGCAGTAGGAAGTAAATTTGGAGGGACAACGGGTGCTGCGTATGCGACAGACCCTTCTACATTTACAACAGCATCATTGACAGGTGTCACATTTGGAGTAGGATATGGAGTTACATGGACAGGTGACCGTTGGATTTTGGCAGGTACAATAGGAGCAGGTGAAGATGCTGTAGTAAGTTCAACCTCACCAACTGGAGAGACTGCCACAGCACTCGCAACAAATTTTACAGCTGGAGCAGGAGAAGTTGTGTATGATGTTACTTCTATTGGGTCTACAATTGTAATTGTTGGTGAATCTGCCACTCAAGAAGCAACCATAGAATATAGTGGAGATAACGGAGCCACATTTGGAAATTCTAGCGCAAATGACTTTACTGAAAATATTGTACGTGGCGTAGTAGCAAATCCCACTTATACATCATCCTATTCTTCCTCTATAACAGTCACTCCTGCTACGTATATTGATTCCTTGAAGGTGTCTACTGGTTCCGTAGAGACATCTTCCTTAACAGTTGCTGGTTCTCTGATACCCAAGTTCCAGTTTGGCTACAGTACATTTACAACAAATGGTACTGATAGTATGGATGTACTCTTTGGTTCACCCTTTACTTCT